CGTCTTCGATGTCAAACAAGGCGATCATTGCACTGCGTCTAATACCACCGCTCAATACCGCGTCAGCGATAAAGCACATGATGTCGTGACACTCAAGCGACGTCAGCATCTCTCCGTCCTTCTTGCGGTCCAAGATGGCCTGGATGTGCATCAAGCAGATCTTCAACGGCTCTGGGCCTGGAGCAACACCACCAGAGGTGATGAGTCTTTCTCCCTTGGCTCTGATCGCGCGGAAGTCAAACGTCGGAACTGTAGCACTAAGGCCCAAGTAGCCCTTCATCAATACCTTCACAGCATCGGCCCATCCCTCGATGGAGTCACCGATCAAGTAGCGGCGTGTCTTTGTCCCCTTGTTGATGGCTGGAAGCTTGTCGATGTTGAAGCTCTGGATTGAGTATCCCACACCGGTTCCGCAAAGAAGCAAGAACATGGTCTCGGAGAACGCACGGTAGTCGTCAACGTGCAAGTACGAGCAGTTGAACAGACGGCTGTTGTTCACCTCGATTGGTCTTCCACCGAACTGCAACGAGCGCATGGACGGGAGGATCTTCTTGGCATACACCAACTCATAGGCCCTCTCGATCATGGCTGTCATCTGAGGGAACTTCCTCAAGTGCATCTCCTTGTTACGCGTAACAAGTTCTGTCCACGTCTCTCTTCTGTTCAACTCTGGCACGAAGCGTGCGTACTTGGACCATACGACGAGGTCCGACAATATTTCTTTTTCTAGTTCCATTATTTAAAATTTCTTACCGTGTTTGTATCCACGCATTGAGTTGTACTTCATTTTCATTTCGATGTGTTTTTCAAGGTCCACACCAAGACCACCGCATAGGTCAAACAAACGTATAGCTACGTCTGCGATTTCGTCTTCAAAAGACGACTTAACGCCTTGCTCAAACGATGTCTTCCAATTGATTGCTTTTAGCATGAATTCCTCGTCTGTCCTGTCTAACTCAATGTCGTGAGACAATGACTCTACAACATCTTGATCAGCGTAGTGATCTTTTCTTAAGGCTTCAAGGGCCTCTGCCAATTCTGAAACAACGAGCATCAACATCTCTGGTTTGTTTCTTTCTCCTTCCCAAAAGCCTTTGCTCTTGGCCATTTCATGTGCTTGTGATATTAGGTTTTTCATAATAGTTCTTTAAATTTTTCAATTGAGTCGCAGACTAAGGCCTCGACACCTATTCCATTCAGCTCCTTGATTCGATACTCTTGCAGTGGCCGGGCCTTTCCGCCCTCTCTCTTGACCTCAACAAAGACAGTTCTTCCCGCCCGATACATGTACAGATCGGGAATGCCTGGCTTGTTTGTACTCAAAAGTTTTAGGACGTACCACCCGTTTTCCTCAGCAAGCTTGATCATCTTTGATTGCAGCTTAGATTCTAACATGGGTCTACAAAGATAGGAAAACCTTCTTAAAATGTTGCAACGTAAAATTCTTTTTTCCTTGCACGACCTTGTAGATTTTATCTTCAATGCCACCCTCAGAGAAGATCCAGTACACGTTGTTCTCTAGTCTGTCCATCGTGGTTAGGCGATCCCTGCTCTGCCAGTAAGACGTGGCGGAGAAGTCAATGTTGAAGTAGACCAAGAAGTCAGCCTCCTTCAGAGATATTCCCTCACGCCCGGTAACAATTTGTATAGCGAAATTGTTACACTCACCTGCATGAAATTTTCCTAAATCGGTGGTCATATCTTCCTGAAAGACAGACAACAAGCATTCTAGCTCCGCCTGGAATTTGTAGAAGACCGCTATGCGTTTTCCTGCAAACTTCTCTCTGATGAACTCTGCCTTGGTCTTGTCCAGTATGATGGCCTTGCCAGACTCAAGAATGACAGTACCGCTGTAGATCTGGTGCAGCTTCTGCATCAGCTTGACCGGCGTGTCAGCAAGTATCACGTCTTCCTTTCCCTCGAACAACAAGTCACGCTTCAGCTTGTCAGCAATGTTGTATGTCATGTCAGACATGGTCACCTTCAGTACGTGCTCGTTTACCTTAGAGGTAAATCCAGCCTCGTTCTGCGTGTAGCTGATCATGTATGGACTGATAGCGTCCATGATCTTCTCTTGTATGCCATTGCTGTAGTCGTGGACACGGAATCCGTTGATCATACGCTCCCAGATCTTGACGTAGGTGTGCGCCCACTTGTAGAACGTCGGCTCGGTAAACGGAGACCGGTATCCAAGTATCCACATCTGATGGTACATCTGTGAGTAAGACTCCGGTGACGGCGTTCCAGACAAGAAGATAACGTATGGGTCGCAGTGCTGTATTAGGCGCCTAGCCTCTATCGCCCTCAGCGATGGCTTGGGAAATGCTCCCATGCCGTGTGCCTCGTCGAAGACTATCGCGTCGTAGCATGTTTCCACCACCTTGTGTAGGCTCTCGTAGTTTATGAAATCGCAACTATACGATGGGGCTAGTGCCTTGTAGTCTTTTTGAATTCCTCCAATCGCTTTCTTCTTGGTGACAAATAGCACGGTGGATATGCTGCCGATTAAATCTAAAGCTTTGAGAGCTGTGAATGTTTTTCCGCAACGAACCTCCATAGACAGATACACAAACCTGTTGGGTCCATTGAGCAGGAGCACAGATTTTTCTGCTATCTCCTGCTGGTATGGTCTAAGGACTACTTTATTTTCCACTATGTCTGTGTTTTTCATGAATATTTTCCATTAGAAATCAAATTCAACTTGCTCAGCTTCACTTCTTACAAACTTGATCCATCGTCCAGAGCCATCGCGCCCCTGCTCTACCGTCTCTCCGGTGTAGAAAAGACCAAAGGCTTCGAGCCACTTGTAGAACTTGTTGAGCGATATAGACGTCTTGCCTCGCTGGCCGTAGTCTGGGTTGTCGATTACGAACTCCTTGTACACGTCCTCCTTGTAGATCTTGGTGTTGACCTTGACGAACCGGTTCTCCTTGTCTGTCATCCACTCCCAGAAGCTGTGGTCTGTCTCGGCGATAAACTTACGCGTCTTCAAGTTCTTGAAGTCTGACCGTACAAATCCAAAGCAGAGATAGTTCTTCAAGTTGTTGACCATGTAGTTGTCAAACTTGCACCAGTCGTCCTCGTTCCAGTCTTCAAACAACAACCGGCCGAACTCGATCTGTGGTGTGAAGTCCTTGCTGTAGTGCTGCTTGAACTCTAGCTCCCACTTGCGTCGCTCGAAAGAGTTGCCCTTTCCCTTGATGGCGTAGTTGGTTGTGATAACCACCTTGGGTGACTTGTGGAACGGAATCTTGATCGCGTCCTTGTTCTTCTTCTCAAGCGTGATGCCCTCGGTTACAATAGAGAACAGCCTCTCGAAGTCAAAGTTCCTTCTCACGTCATCAAACACAATGATCTGCGTGTCGGTCGACACAGTCTGATACGCAAAGCTTCTCTCGAAGTTGAAGCTCTTTCCGTCGATAACCGCTGACTTCTTCATCCTAGACACCGCGTTCATGAACAGGCCCTTGCCGGTACCGCCCTCTGGGTTGTCGGTGATGACCTCGTCATTGATGATGACCGCAGGGCAGTATCCAAGGTTCTTGTAACTGTGAAGTAAGAAACCGATCGTGCTCTCTACCGATCTGATGCGGTCCTTCTCGGCCCCAGAGATGTTGCTGATGAACGTCTTGAAGTCGCAGTCATACGCGTCGCAGATCTGGAAGTCTCTGTCAATAACTTGGTCTTTCCACACGTAGCCACCAAGGTCGAGGTAGTCGATCATGGTGATGTCGCTACAGGTAACGCGAACGGCGCAGTTCCTGTAGTACAGGTAGGCGTTGTCCTTGTCGTCCTCAACGAAGTACACGTCCACAGGCGACAGCATCGACAGGAAGTCCTCCTTGAAGTAGCGTGTCTTGTCTGCAAAGTGGTTGTAGATTGAAAGGTCCTCCATTCTGAACAGGTAGTCCAGTACCAAGTCCTTTATCTCGTCTTCCGTCGTATTTGATATAAGGTTGTTCGTAACCTTAACAAAAATATAATTCTTTGTGCCTTCCGGCGAATACTTGAAATAGCCATTGTCTTCTAAAAACTCTTTTAATAGGTAATGCACTACAGACACAACGCCCTTCGAGGACTTGGTCCAAAACTCTTTGCTTGAGGAGTCCTCCTCGATCTTTATAATTACGGCATCGGTTACCTCGTCATTCAGTCCAGACTCCTTAAGCTGTTGACGTATCTCCTTTTTTGGCACGCCCTTCTTTATCTGACGGCGAACGCTGTCGATGGCGTCCCTGTCCTCAAAAAACTTGGTGCCGAAGTTCATGTCCTTGCGGTAAGCGCTGTCGATTGTGGTCTTGATCTCTGACAACGGGAATCCGTCATGGGCAAACTCGTTAAGTACATAGTTCGCTAGCTCCTTGTTGACACCAAAGTCGTTGAAGGCGGCAGCCAATATATACACGTTCTGGTTTCGCTCACCAACGACAATGCCGTACTCTCGATCCCACCACAGACGCAGGCGTCTGATGATTTCGTTCTGGTCGGTAACGGTGATGGTGCGTTTGTTCTCCGGCCTCTCGATCGGCTCGTACTCCTCCTCTGCTAACTTGTCCCACTCCTTGGAGTCTGGGTTGTGGAAGATCAACGGGTCGTAAGACTCGTAACACACACGGCTCACGTTCTTTGATGTCTTGTCAAACTGCTCGCAGTTGTAGTACTTCTCCAGTGCGTTGAAGTAGCTCTTGTGCTTGTTCTCGTCCGCAGGAACCTTCACCAGTAGTTTCAGTCCGTCGCCCGACGGAGAGATGAACACGGCCAGCGTGTGCTTGTCCTTGGTGAACTCGTCCTTCTTGGCCAGCATGTCGGCCTTCTTGGCAAAGCCATCGAAGTCAAGACACATGATGCCAGAGTGAGCGACGAGCGCTGAGTCTTCCCTGCGAGTGAACTCACCAGAGAAGCAGATAGCCGGTAGCTCCTTCTTGACTTGGTTTCTCTTGTCCTTGTCCTTCTCCTCTCTGATCCGCTTGACGATGTCCTTAGACTTGCCCTCCCTGATCCGGTGTATGATGTAGTCAACAGACCTGTAGAAAGGAGTAGACGTGTCCTTAATGCTCTTGAATATTGTTATGTTTCCCATTTGATTTAATTTTTGCTCGTTTGTATAACTGAAAAGCCGCATACCTAGATATGCCTAGCTTAATCCCACACTTTTGGTAGGAGTAGTGTAGGTCCTCCCTCATTATCAGCATGGCGTACTGCCTTGCCGTGCACTTATGTATTTCTAAAACCATTTACGATATCACTTAGTGAGTCGTATATGTCTTGCGCCGCGTCGCCCCAGTACATCTCACACCTTCCGTCCTCTTTGACTGGTGGTGTCTCGAAGTATGACTGGCGGTATTCACTTGGCGTCGCCGTAAACCTGTGGCATGATTCCTTTCTTGGACATCCAGTGCCTTCACACATTGTAATGTCTGGCATCAGTCGCAAATTTTGATGTCCATCAACGATCCGGTGAGTGTGCAAAGAAGCTTGCCGTTCAACTTGGTATCGCGAATATAGTCACCCTCCGGTGAATAAAGTCCAATTGCCTTGATTAAAATTCCATCATCTACCACCTCAACGTGCAGTATTTTGATCTTATGTGTGTCGATTTTTGCCATTTTGTGTCGTTTTTTTGGGGTTTGTGTCGAGTTAGTGTCGATTTTAAAAGTAAGCGACACAACCAAACGCATTGAATTTCTTTTACTTAGCTTTTTTGTGTCGATTTTTACTTGTTCAATACTTATTCAAAGAAAAAAATATAAATAGTATAAATAATATATATAGAATAGGAGAGCTGAAAACCGACACATCGACACAGGGGGCGGTCCCCTGTGTCAGTGTCTTGGTTTGTTAGAACGGTAACTCCTCGGTTGGAGGATTTGCCTTCTTGGGCTCATTAGAGGCCTTCTCAGCCACCGAAATGGTTCCGGTAGTCCAAACTACCTTTCCGCCTCCGATGTACGTCTTAGAGGCCTTAGATTCGCGTTCCTCTTTTGTCTGCGACTCGTAGATGGATGCGTTCTTGCCCCACTGGTTTGTCTGGTCGTCTACAGAGATGGTTACTTCAAGGTACTTGCCGTCCTTGATTTTGCTTCTTGTGATCTTGGTCACGTCGATTGATAAACTGATTAATGAACTCATAGTGTTTCTTTTGTGTAGTATTGTGTGATGTCTTCTGTTTTGTTTGGCCCGAAGAACTTGCGCCATACTTCTATTGCTCTTTGTACTTTCTCTTTGCCACGGTCTAGGAACTCCTCTGAGCAGTCGAACATTCCCGTCTTGTTGGTGCCCTTCTCTACAGCAATGAACAGAACCGGCTTGCCGAAGATCTGATTGTAGATGTAGGCCTGTGAGTCGTAGTTGTACTTGCGTGCAGAGTACTTGAACTCCTCGATGTTTGCTGTGGTCTTGAGGTCGATGACATACTCCGAGGAGATGATGTCTGCCTTTCCCTTCCATACCTCGCCCATGATGTTGGACAGGCCTGGCTGTTCGTAAAGGTTTCCGTCCTCGTAGATCATGTCGAAGAAGTCCATGCGCCCTCTGACAGAGTCAACCATCGCGTCCAGCTCCTCAACTTCTTTAGACAGCAGAATGATGTCTGTTCCCTGCGACTCGCACATCTCTTTGTACCTGTTGGTATTTCTGGATGACACGTCGCAGATCAGAAAGTCTACAACCTTTTGTGGCTCAAGCAGTGCGGCGTGGAAGTAACTGCCCTGCACCATCGGAACGGTTTTCTCTTTGTCCTTCCCAAAGGACGAGGGGTCCTTTAGCAAGGCTCCGATGTCCGAGTTTGAGAGGAACTGTTTTCCAAATGTTCCGTAGTAGTCAGAGTCGCTGTTCAGTCTCGTTAGGATTTCTTGTGTCACGACGCTACCTCCTTGTTGATCTCACTGCGTGTGGCCTCGCTGATGCTGTACTTCTTTGACAACTGCTCGATGATGAACTTAGAGCCCTTCTTCTTGTTCGCTGTCAAGTAGTTCATTACCTTGGCCCAGTTCTCGTCACCAACGACTAGCTCGATAATGGCTGGCTCTGATGGAGCCTTCGCTGTCTTCTCTTCGTCTGGCATGTCCTCACCGGCGTAGATGTAAAGACCTAGTCCGTGTAGGCCGATGGCCTTGGTGGTAGACCGCTGGATGGCCTTGTTCACGTCGAACGACGTAACTTTCTCGATTGGAAGCGCAGCGTTTCTTGCGTCCATGATAGGAAGGTAGTCGATGTGCTCTTGTCCACCGATGGTGATGCCGACCTTGACCCACGCTGTCTTGCCGTCTGTGTGGTAGTTGTTACCGGTCGCAGACTCGTAAACGGTGCGTGTCATGTCTGGGCAGACCTTCATTGTCTCTTGCCATGCGTAAGCCCATGACAGGTAGGTTAGGTTGCCCTTCTTCTCCGTCATCTTGTTGACGTTGATTGCATTTAATTCTTTAAACTTGCTCATATGATTTTATTAATTTATTTAAATACCACTGGGCCTTCTTGAGGTCCTCTACTTTGTTCTTGTTCTCAAAGCGCCACAAGTATTTTAATGTGTTACCCTTTAAGTACCCGCAGAACTGCTCTTTGGTCATTGAAGCCTCTATCGCTTCGATGCACTCGATAGCCGACTGGTTATAGTGTGCTGGCTTGTTTACTAT